TCTCACGTGAGGTAAGACCTATGCCACCCTTAGGGTCTATGTTACGCCCTACTCCTATAGTTATCTTATCGGCTGTACACTTATAAGCATGAGTCTCTACGCCCTCATGTGCTGTTAACATTTTAGATAATTGTGTCATTATTTATTCCCGTCTATTGGTTCATTGGTATGCCTAGGTGATAGGGCAGTCTCCTGTCCTGTATTCACAACAGAGTTATGTCTATCGTAGTATTCTACCTGCATTTGTAGTGCATGAATAGCTTTCTGTAGGTCTTGTCGGTGAGTACCTTTCTCTCTTGTCAAGTATTTATTTACTTTAGTGTAGATACTTGCCTGTAGACCTACGTAACCAAAGTTAGCAAAGGTACTCTCAAGAGGCTGTATGCCTTGCTTGGTATAGTGGTCGCCACCTACTTGCGTATCAAGTGCTTTAGTGTCCATTACAGCCTCCATATCTCCGAAATCATCTATGAAATTATACTTGGGCCAATCTATGATTTTAGTCATTGTCTAAAGTCTCTTTTAGTTCATCTGCGCTTACATAGTAATAAGAGGTACTATTTCCTCCGTAGCTCAGGTCACTGTCGTGTCCTCCTAAGTCTTTAGCTATTTTCTTACAATTCTTTTTATCACCTGTTGCAACGATGTTAGTCATGGTAAAACCTTCTGATTCTTTACCACCTTCAATATACTGTTCTTTTATTACGTGCCATTTAACTTTAGTCATTGTCTGAATCCTCCTCCGTAAACATTTCTAGGTTTTTCATTATCAAGTCCTCATAACGATCAACTAAAGACTCACTGGTGATACTTAATAGCTCACATAGGAAGTCCACATCATACTTTTTAAGTATCTGCTCTCTTATTTCTTCAAAGGTGCTAGACATTTTAAATGCTCCAGTAGCTTATCAATAGATTTCATAGTGAAGTGCGCTAGACCTTCCTTATCACACCACTCACCTAGGTTCATCTTAGAGCCTTTTCTAAGACGTTTACGTTCATCAGAGAATACAAATATCAACGGCCTATCAATCTCGTCCCTGATAGCTTTGTACTTCTGAGTGTCACCTACCCTAAAGAAGCCCTTACACTCTATCATAGCTCCTGTACGTTCACAGATAAAGTCTGGTACGTACTTCTTATGAATAGTATAAGGTAACCTGTAAGGTTCGTACTGGAATCCTGTAGTCGCTTCACTAAAGGCACTCTCTAGGCCTGATCTAAACTTTGTCATGTTCTAATGTATCCTTTATGGTTAAGCGTTTAAAGCCGTCCCAAGTACGCCTCATGTAAAGCAAGTTCCAACACACCTCTAGCCTCTCCTGCCAATCCTCAGGGTGGGCCTCTTCCCAAGCCTCCTGCACCTTAGCCAGCATATCAGCCTTAGATACGTCAGCTAGAAGCTTCTCAGCTTTCTTTGGGCCTATGCCCACAAGACCTTGTATGTTGTCCGTAGAGTCTCCTGTAAGCATCTGTAGGCACATCTTACGATAACCTTGATCTTTGCATATGTAGTATAAAGTTTCTTTGGTGAAGTTGTAATGCCAACCTTCTACCATGTCAATGTCTTTATCTATATGTGCAATAACATAATGCTCTTTAGCGTCTAAGGATTGTTGCGCCCATATGGATACTACATCGTCAGCCTCACAGTTATCAGACTTGAAGTGCCCTAGACTGTAGGCGTACTCATTCAAGTCCTTACGCCTCTCTACTACAGCCTCGTCTACATTGGACACCTTACGCTGCCCTTTGTAGTCTGGCTCTATGTCGTACCTAAAGTTACCCTCTCCCTTAAGTGCTACGTATACTCTACCGCTACAAGTCTCCCACTGTATTTCTTCAATGGCTCTATCATAATACTCCATAGCTTTCTTTAAGCTTATGTCAGTCTTGAGAGCTATACGATAGACGATAGAATCAGCATCAATAAAACATTTATCAAAGGGCTTGCCTTTACTATTTTTTATGTTCATAAGCCAGTACCTTCTAAATTAAATGACATTTGAATGTTCTGTTCTTTTAGTTCTTTAGACCGCTTGGCTCTTTTAACTCTACTCATTCTATGATGCTCAATGCGGTGGCAGTTAGAACATAAAAGTAAGCAACTCTCAGCCTCTTTTAGTATTTCATCTTGTGTTCTATTCGATATAGCACTACCTATGTTAAACTTTTTCTGATTAGGGTCTATGTGGTGATAGTCGTAAATCTCAATGTGTTTTAAATCACGTAAATCACAATGCTCACACTTACCACCTTTAAGCTCAAAAAGTTTTAGTAGTCTGTTTCTTCTGTACTCGTACTGGTATTCTTGTTCATTACCTTTGTATTTGTACTTCATAACTTCTCCTAGTGGGTATCTGCCCATGAGTCACCTACGTTAAACTCACCAGCCAAGGGGCACCTAAGCTTGAAGTGGATACCTGCTGCCTCTATGCAACTGGCTGCTAGTCCACCAAACCTATGGGCTTGATCTTCTCGCACTTCCACTTGAAACTCGTCATGTATGTTACCTACAAGTTTGTAGTCTAACTTCCATAACTTTGCGTACTTGTCAAGTATTATTAACGCTTGTTTCATAATTAATGCGCCTGCTGACTGTAAAAGAGAGTTAAGTGCTGCGTGTTCTGACCTGATGAATATCTTACGACCATCTAAGCCTGTCACGTAGCCCTTACCTGCTGATACTGCAACATTGTCCTTGAGTGTAGCCAGTGCTGGTGTAGCCCTTAGGAAACTATCCTTAAGGCGCTTACCCACTGCTCTGCCACCACCTGCAATACTGCCTATCTTCTCGTCACCTGCGCCATATAAATAAGCGTATATGAAAGTTTTCGCCTGATTTCTGGTATCAAGACCTGCGGCTTTCTGGTTAGCGGTGTGAATATCACCCGTGAGTATAGTGTTAGTATAGTCAGGGTCATTCATGTAATGCGCTAACATTCTAAGCTCAAGACCTGAGGCGTCTATGCCTACAAGTTTGTAACCTGAGTTAACAATCCAGCAACCTCTGCACTCAGGCCCATACAAGCTACTAGAGCTAGGCACCTGTGCTAGATTAGGCTTACTGTGTGTCATACGTCCAGTTACAGCACCATTAGTATTAACGTAACCATGTACTCTCTGTGTGTCCATATCGACAGCCTCAAGCCAACTACTGACCTGTGCTATGCGCTTTTGAACTAAGAGGTATGAAGCAATTAAGTCTGCTTCTGGTATCCCTTTGACATTCTTAAGAACATCCTCAGACACAATAGGGTGACCTGTCTCCGTGAAGGTCTTAGGCTTCCACCCAAAGTGCTTAAGGTAACGTCCTATCTGCTGTCGAGAACCAAGGTTAAATACAGGCCAATCAATGCGTGAGAATGGGCCAGCTACTTGCGTCCATTGGTCACCTAAGAACTTAAGACCTACAATACTCATGCTAAAGTCTTTCTTAACCTTAGGCGTTACCTCTTTAACAAAGGTAGGTAATGGTATAAATACTTGCTGTACTTCCTCTTCCAAGTCATAAGCCTTTTCCTTAAGCTCTGCTATTAAATCTCTGGCCTTAGGTTGATCTAAGAGCCACCCGTTTCTAATCTGCTGCTGTATGATACTCTGTACGCCATGCTCTAACTCAAGGCTGTCAGAACTAAATTCTTCTAGCTCTTTAAGTAAAGCTTTGTAAACTTCATGGTTTACAGTTACGTCCTGCTTACAATACGTTAGCATATCAGGCGTGTACTGTGTCCAATCACTATAGTCACCCTTAGGGTAGCCTAGCTTCTCGCCCCAGTGTCCTAGGCTGTGTGCCTCTCTCTGTGGGTTAGCTAGTCTTGACATGACTAAGGTGTCTGTAATCTTGACTGTAGAAAAGTCAGTCTTAAGAATACGCTTACACGCTGGTATGTCATAACCTATAATGTTATGCCCTATAACCTCCTGTGCTTGTGCTATTGCTTTATTGAACTGAGACCATTGGCCCTCTACGTAAGTGACCACTGAACCAGTATCAATATCCTTAGTGACAATACACCAGACTTTTGTAGGCGCAAGCCCATTAGTCTCTATGTCAAATATTAATCTAGTCATTATTAGCTTCTATTTGTAAGGCTTTCAAACCTTTAACCAATAGAGCGTTAACGGCCTGTGTTAGGTTTAAGTCTATTCCAGCGGCTGCAATTAGACGTTGTGCTTTTAAAGCCTGTGCACGATTGACAGCTATCCTCACGGCTACTTCTCGGTTGTGTAATGTCTGCATGGTTTATAGTTCCTTTGAGAGTTGTTTTGTGTTACCTGTAATAAATGTGTGAGCCAATCTTAACTACGACTGTCATATGATCTGCCCAGTACGGGTTAACATAGTCAGCATGGTAGTGCGTTGCACCTTCGGTAATGTCAATAGACTTACCAGATAACAGGTATTGTGCCAGTATAGTAGACTCAAGCATTGCCTTGTCAGCATAAGGCTTATCATCTAAACCATCACACCACCAGCTATATTGGCACTGGTGTCTGATAGGGTTGACCTTATCCCATTCATTGTACTTAGCTTGCTTAACTACGCCACACACATCATTAGGATAACGCTTGTCTAACACTCTATTGAGTACGCTGTGACCTACTGCTATCTGCCCTGCTAATGGTTCACCTCTAGCCTCATGGTATATGTTTAAAGCCATACACAATACGATTGAAGTAATCATATGATATAAGCTTCTACATCTTCTATAATACCATTCTCTTCTAACCAATTAAGACATAAAATAGCTACCTCTTTATCAGTATAAGTGTGATAGAACTCTATGGCGTCTACCTTATTATCACCCTCAATACCATCCCAGTACACATTAATAGTACAGCCACCTGCCCACTTGAAAGTATAGCCCTCACACTCAAACACTTTATACATCTTCATTGTTATTCTCCTTATCAAAAGTCGTCATGTGCGTTAGCTGCTTTAATATCAGGCGCCTGAGTAGCGACTAAGCGACTTGTATTACTC